CTAGTTATCACTTTTATTATCACTTTTGTATATATTGTCTATTAAATATTTTTCTATAATTTCATTATTTTGTTTTTCATATTTGTCAAAAACATCAACATATGTATTTAATGTGATAGAAATATCACTATGTCCTAATAGTTTTTTTAATACTACAGCTTGAACACCTGCTTCAATACATCTTGTTGCATATGTATGTCTTAGCATATGTGTATTATAATTATTGTTTTTAGTAAGTCTTTTAAGTTCTGAATTTACTTGACTTGTGCTAATTATCTTTAATTCTGAAAATAAGTATTTTCCTTTTTTATCTTTTATAAACTTTTCTAAGATGGGATAAAGTATTGAGTTTATAGGTATAACTCTAGTACCATTTTTTGTTTTAGTTGTCACATTTATAAAATCTTTGTATTGAGCATCTCTTGATATTGTTTTATTTATATTAATAGTTTTATCTTTTAAATTAATATCATCATAATGTAAAGCATTAATTTCTCCCATTCTCATACCAGTATTAAGTCCTATAATATATTGATAGTAGTATTTTGATTTTGGTATTAATTTCAAAAACTCTTTTTGCTCTTCTATAGTAAAAGCTTTAATTTTTTTATTAGGTTTTGTACTTTTGGTCTTTTTATAATTTTTTAATATATTTTTAGATATGATATCTTTATCTTCTGCAATTTCAAATGCTTTTTTTAATAATATGAATATTTTTGATATGGTAGAATTGGAAAGATGGGATATAGAATAAGCAAAATTATCTATATGTGATAAATTTATCATCTGTATAGGTAAAGTGTCTAAAATTCCATTCTCGAGCTTTCTGATTGTTTCTTTATTTCTTCCATATGTACTTGTTTGAATTAAATTCTTTTTATACTTATCTTCTTCATATAAATAAAGTATAGATGTTATAGTAACATCGCTTTTTATTGTGTTTAAACTTTTGGCATTTATAATATATTCATTATATCTATTCATAACCTCCGCTTGAGTTTTTGCAGTAAGTTTTTTTCTTTTTTGAGTAATTGGGTCAACAAAATAATATTCCCATCTATTTGTTTTTTTATTCTTATATACAGAACCTTCGCCATTTGCTCTTTTTTTAGCCATAATTGTTTACCTTTCATAGATTTTAGTAATTAGTTATAAAGTCAGTTAATGCTTTGTTAATACTTTTATTCTCTAATTTCAATTTTTCTTTAAACTTTTTATATATATCTTTATCAATCTTAATTCCTACATTTACCTTATTTTCCATTGCTTTAGCATATTCTTTAGCATAATTCCTTTTATCTTTATCAGCCATTAGATCAAATCCTTTCTTCTTTTTTGTAATTCTTTTAATGTATCTTTACTTTCTTTTATTTCTTTATTTATTTTATTTAGTTCATCTTCTAGTTCTAAAATCTTCATTGTAATTTTTGCAACCTTTTGATTTAATTCTTTTTCTGTCATCTTTACAATTCTCCTTTTTTATAATAAAATTGTAGTGAGGGAGAAAGTTACTTTTTAGTTATTTTCTCCTTTTGCCTTTAGGTCTTTTAGAGTATTTTTATATGCTCTAATTTTTTTATTTATAGAATTTCTTTTTTCTTCTAAATCTAGAATTTTAAATGATAATTCAGTTACTAGTTTGTCTCTCATAGTTACCACCTTTCTGTAACCACTTCCTCACTACACTTATATTATACTACGGGTAGTATTAAAAGTCAAGTAATTAATTGAAAAATCTATAAAATATATAATACAATTTGTATTATTACAAATGTACTACAAGCTCAGATTATATTGATTTTTAAGCACTTTTGATTTATAATATAAATATATCAGGTAAGGGATAAAGCTGACGCCCATAGGGCATACCTAGTATTGTAAGTTCATGCTCCCGAGATATCTTAGGAATAACGGTGACGGGAATAGAGCTGACGCCGATGTGGCATACCTAGTATTGTAAGTTCATGCTCCAGCTGTTATTCATTTTAAGATAGTAGCACTATTCACTACTATCTTTTTTATTTTGTTCTATTATTTCGTCAAGTATATTTTTATTTTGTTTGAATAAATTAACTACAAAATCGACTAATTGTCTACTACATATCCATGTAGGATTTGTTGCATTTTCATTCACTTTATTATAATAGTTTAGATTATCTTTTAATTTATAACATTTATTGATTTCACTTAATTCATATTGTCTAAAATTTTTCGTTATTCCTATTTCTTTTAATTGTTTATTAATTTCGATACAAACTTCTTTCTGCCTATGAGGATAGAGATCATTAAAATTAGGTATAGAAACAACATTTTTACTATTAGGGTCTATATTGATTTTTTGATTTCCTATAGTAAACATGTAATTTATATTAACACTATAATTTTCACTTTTATTATTCATTGTTTTTTCTTCAATGTTATTTTTTACCTCTATAAATTTATTAATAATAGTATTATCAAAATTAGATAAATTCAAATAGCTGTTATTATTTTTAGGCGTAATTAATAATATAAAGTCCAAATCAATTTGCGATATATTACTTTTAAAATATTTTTCTAAAAAATTATAATAATTATAAGCACAACTTTGAAAAATATGAACATATATTTTATTATAGTCTTCAATAATAAAGTGTGTGCTAGTATTTCTTAGTTCAATTACATCCTCAAGATTTTTTCTTATAGGATCAATTTTATTAGTTATAATTCTACCTAATGCAGTCTTAAGTTGTATAGTTCCTTTTTTATTCTTTTTAGTATAGTATATAGATTTCAATCCTTGTGTTTTAATTAAATGAGCTTTAAGCATTAATTCCCAAGCATTGCATATATGAAAAGCAAAGCTTTCAGTTCTATATTTTATGGTAGGTTTATTATATATTTCAATTCCAAGTAGAAAAGATTCTATACTTTTATCTGTCATTTTATTAATGAGGTTTTCTTCATTCATGTTTTAATTCCTTTCTTTTGTATATTATAAAGTATTTGAATATATGCAGTATAACTTGTCAAGCAAAACTATGTTTCACTTGACAAGTTATAAATTGTTTATAATTTTCTTTCTATTATTTTCACAACTTTACCTATTTGATGATATCCCATTTCATGTAATTCTTTCTTACTATAACTTTTTTCAGGATGTTCAGGATTAGTTGGTTTAAATATAATACGATTAGGTTCAAAATATATTCTTTTTACAGTATATTCATCATTAAAATAAAAAGCACCAATATCCCCATTATTAAGTTCTAATTTAGTATCAACTAATATTCTATCTCCAGGATAAAGGTCTGGATACATACTATATCCTTCAACAGTCATTGCTATATACCTTTGTTTGTAATCTGAATATTGTAATAATGATTTAGGATAATTAATATATTCATCATAAATCATATTTGAAGTCTTATTAAAAGAAGCAGGTATGCTTGAAACTACAGGTATTTTAACAGTATCAGATAAGTCAATATCAACATATCCCTTTAAGTTCTTAAAAGGATTGTTAGATGGTATTTGTTGAATGTCAGTAGATGGTTCTATAGAATCTGTAAGACCAAACAGATATGCTATATTAATATTTAATATATTAGCAATAGCATATATTCTAGAATTTCCTACTTCTACTTCATTTTTTATATATCGTGTTATTGTAGATTTATCTACATTTAATTTATCAGCCAAATCTTTTTGACTTACTCCCCTATACTTTAGGGCATTTTTTAATCTATTTCCAAAACTATTTTCCATTTTCGGTTCTTTTAATTCTATAATAGTATCATTGCTTATATTATCAATTAATTCATCTAAACCTATTCCTAATGCTAATGCTATGTTATTTAAATTTGTTATATTTATTGCAGGCTCTTTTTTTGATGAAGGATTGTAGTTTTTTTCTAACATAGATATATAGGTATGAGAAACATTTGCCTTTTTAGCAAAGTCTCTTAAACTTATATTGTGTAAAGTTCTATATTCTTTAATTAATTCTCCTATTAATTTGGTATTCAATTAAATACCTCCTTTCATGATAACTATAGTTTACATTAAAAGTCCGTTAAAATCAAGGAAAGTTATAAAAGGGGAAAAATATTATTAATTATTTTGTAAACTATAGTTGACAATATAAAATGTATAATATATAGTATAGATACAGTAAGAAAAAAATAAACAAAAGATAGGAGGTGAACAAATGAAAAATAGAATAAGAGAATACAGAATAAAAAGAAACATTTCACAAGATGAACTTGCTAGATTGTCAGATGTTTCAAGAGTTATGATTTCTAAATTAGAAACAAATAAACTTACATCAATTAAGCTAGACACTATGAAAAAAATAGCTAAAGCGTTAAAAGAAAAAGTAAGTGTTATTTTTTTAGTAGACATGTAAACAATGCTTTACAGAAGGGAAGACAAAATGACTATAGAGGATAAACTAGAAAAGATAATAAATGATATAGAGAAAGTAAATACAAGGTTAGAAACAATACAAACAGAAACAGTATTCTATGATGTAGATGACTTGGCTAGGATTATGAAAATAGGTAAAACAAAAGCATATAACTTAATGAATTATAAAGGTTTTCCAGTGCAGAAGATAGGAAAAAGAAAAGTAGTTGAATCACAAGCATTACAAAGATGGGGAGCTATAGGCAGACAGTTATACATTTAAAACAAAAAATAATAAAAAAAGGAGGTGATTAACATTTACACTATTATAGATGCGATTAAATCTAAAATAATAAATCCTAAAAATACATGGAAACTTAAAGATAATGGATATCCTGATAAAGTTAATATGTTAGGGAGTGAAATTGGATTGAGACTTAATGAAGAAATATATATAGAAAGTAAAATAAAAGGAGAATTTAAAGGTTTTTTTGGATTCTTTAGAAGGAAAACACAAGAATGTATGATTTTATTAAATTTTAAATTAATGATGAAATATAAACTTAGAATTTTAGAAGAAGAAAAAAGAGCAGAAAGAGAATCTGCTCAAAAAAATTAGTTATATTTTACTTCAGGTGGATTTTCCGTTAGATATTGAATACCTTTTTCAGTTACAGATGTAACTTTAAAGTTTTCATTTTCTAGATTTTCACCAACGATAAAATCTAATTTATATAATTTAGAAATAATAGCTACCATTGCTTTTGTTGCATTGGAGAAAAAACTATAATTATAATCACTTATAGAATGGAAGAAATTCATATCAGCAACATGACTGTGACTAGTTGTAGTATATAAAAGACTTAAAATATTAGCTTCATTATTTTCTAATAACATATTCTTACCTCCTTTCTAATTATAGGATAGAAGGTTAGATATAAAATTTAAATAAATATAACAAGCATTTAATAGTACATTAAGATCACAAGGAGGGAAAACATGAAAAAAGAAATATCAATTATAGAAGGAACTAAGGATAGATATTCTTTAAAAATTGATGGTGTTTTATAGAAAAAAGCGATATGGAAAAAATAGAAATTGATAAAAATAATATAATTTTAACTCTAAAACTTCCAAAAGATTTATATATATTTAAATAAAAAAGGAGGACTAAATGCAAGATGAAGATGAAATAGAATTAATGTACAAATATAATTCGCTATTAGATAATTATACATTAATAAAAATAAATAAAAAAATTTTAAAAGATACAGTTACTGATATAGGATATTATACTAATAAGCTTGGAAAACTTTTTATGAAATTACAATTAAATATTCCATTAGATAAATGTGAGGTTTCAATAAATTCAAATAGCAAAGAAAAAGACAAAAAAGAAAATTAGGAGGACTAAATATGACTATAGATATATTAGGTATTAAACATAACATAAATGAAATGCATTTAATTGATAATGATGTTAATTGCTTAGGTATGATAGATTACAAGAAACAAGAAATATCATTAAGAAAAGGTTTAATGAAAGATCTTAGATCAGTAACACTGATACATGAAATATTACATGGCATACTGGAATATACAGGTAATAGTGAATTAAATAAAGATGAAGACCTAATCAATAGACTTTCAACAGCTATTTATCAAGTCTTCAAAGGTAAAAATGAGTTAATTACTTACCTTTTCTAGGAGCTCTTTGAGATAGAGCAGAACCAGCTACAGACTTTGATTTAGCAGAAGTTCTTCCGTCTCTAAGAATGTTAGATGCTTTTGAAGCAACAGATTTACTAGTTTTTCTACTAGACATATTATCACCTCCTTTCTATATATATTATATCAAGGAGAGAAAAAATATAAAGGAGATACGAAAGATGAAAGAAATATACTTATATGAATTTAATTTCATAGTAAATGTGATATTCCCGTTAGTAATGTTTTTAGGGGGAATGATACTAAACAACTATCTTATATACATAGATAGAAAGAAAAGAATACAAGAAAGAAAAAGAAAGCAATTAGAACAACAAATAAGATGGGAAAGAATAGCAGAATGTCAAAGAACATTCGATTAGGAGGTGGATTATGTATGATGTAGATGATGAAAGATATTTAAATCCAGATAATAAGTCATATAGGGACTTATTAAGTGATAATAGATATTTAGAAGACAGATTACAAGAGCTAGAAGATATTAAAGATGAATATGATGTCTTAAAAGAAGATTATGAAGAATTAGAAGATGTATATATAGCATTAGAAAAGAAATATAATGAACTTAAAAAAAAGGAAATACAAATGATTCAATTATCATTTGATAATAAAATACTAGAAAAAGAAAATAAAGATTTAAAAGAAAAATACAATACATTAATAAACAAAATACAAGTATAAGAGCAGATAAATGAAAGAAAAAACAATTGAAAATAGTATAAAGAAATACTTAAAAGATAATAATATCTATTATTTTAAAGTACACGGTGGTTACTATGGTGTTTCTGGAATACCAGACATTATAGTGTGTTACAAAGGTAGGTTTGTAGCACTAGAAATAAAAAACGAAAAAGGTAAGACTTCGAAGATGCAAGATATGCACATTGAAAATATACGAAAGTCTGGAGGAATTGCCTTTGTAGTTAGAAGTAGAGAGGAGGTGAAAAAGATAATTGAAGATATTGAAACTGTATAAGTATCAAGATGAATATTTTGACTATGTAAAAGAAAATAATAAGAAAAATTTTATATATGATATGGCAACAGGTACTGGTAAGACTATTATGGCAATTAATCACTGGCAATATTATTACAAAGATAAACCTTTACTAGTAGTTGCACCTGCATCAAAAGTAAATGAAGGAGGATGGCAACGAACAATATTAGAATATGTAATAAAACCTAGATTTGAAGTAATATCATACAATAAATTATCTAAAGATTATATTAAATATAAAGATTATTTTGTTGTGTTTGATGAATGTCATAGAATTAAAAATTCAACAGGTGTCTGGGGAAAATCAGCATTTAACTTAAGTTTAATTGCAAGCGGATTTATTATGCTATCAGCAACTCCTATACCTAATGGTTGGGAAGATATAGTAAATTATTTAAAAATATTCGGATTAATTAAAAATAAAACAGAGTTCTATAAAGAATATTGTGTTACTGATAACATGTTTGGATATTTAAGGATAATGAAATATAAGAATACAGAAGAATTAAATTCTTACTGGCATGTAATATCTAAAAGACTTAATAAAGAAGATGCTTTAGACTTACCTACGTTAACAGAACAAATTGTAAGATTTAATAGATCTCCAACATATAATAAGATTTTAAAAGAAAGACAATTAAATGAAGTTCTATATGATAGCAATATGAAGTTAAGACATGGACTTAGATTATATACAAGTTTAGATGATAAATTAGGATATTTAAAAGAATTTTTGGAAAGTACTGATGATAATATAGTAGTTTTTTACAACTATAATGAAGAACTTGAAAAAATATCAGAAATATTAAAAAAGACTGATAAAAAAGTTTATCAGTGCAATTCCAAAATTAAAGATTATCCTAAACAATCTAATTGGAATAATCTACAAAACACAGTTACTTTAGCAAATTATAAAAGCGGAAGTGAAGCAGTAGAACTCACTTATGCTAATATTATAATTTATTTCAGTCCAACTGAAAGCTATACCGAATACGTGCAATCAATCGGTAGGTGCTACAGAAATGGACAAACGAAAAAAGTATCTGTATATAAGTATATTACAACAAATACGGTAGAAAATCAAATTTATGAAAGTTTAGATATGAAAAAAGATTTTAATTTTAATTTATGGATAGAAAAAAATATAGAAAATAGGAAGAAATAGGAATAAGTAGAAAAAATAGGAGGAATAGGAAATGCCAAGAATTAAGAAAACAAAAGAAATAGAGTACGAAGAATATATAGAAGATAAAGATTATAGGATAGTAATGGGAGATAGAGGATTAAAAGAAGTGTATTACCAGCGGTAGGTTATTACCAAAGGTAAGGGATGTAAGAATAATTAGAGTTGATGGAATAGAAACTCAAGTAAGTATTACTCTAAGAGTAGATAGAGTGAAAATGTATTTGATATAAGAATAAATAAATATGAACAAAAGAATAAGTAAAATAGGAGTAGTAAAATGGAAATAGTGAAAAGTAACAGTGTAATTCTAAATAGAGATAAATATATAGGCGGTAGTGATATGCCATATATATTAGGACTAGCAGATAAAGATATAATTGAATTTGCAAAAGAAAAATTAAATATTATACCTAAAACATTTACAGGCAATCAATATACATATTATGGTAGTAAAATGGAAAAACACATTAGAGACTACATAAGTAGGTTATACAAATGCGATTATAAAGAAGCAACAAAGATAGATGATGAAAGAGGACTTAGAGGTAATTGTGACGGATTAGATTTATCTTCAAATTATCCTTTAATTGAAATAAAAACATTTGGTAAGGAATTAGATGTAAATTACTATGAGCCACAATGTAGGTTCTATATGGAAATGTTTGATGTTCCTAGTTGTGTATTAATAGGATATAAAAGACCTGATAATTTCTTTATAGGAATAGATCCAGTGAATTATAATGACTATGATTTTAATTTGGATTTTAATCCTGAAAATATAGTTATACATGTATTTGAAAGAGATAATGAGAAATGGGAAAAATATTATAAAAGAATAGTAGACTTTAAAGAAGTTATGAGAATCTTAAAGGAAGAAAATGATGAGGAAAAAGCAAGAAAAATATATCTAGGAGAAAATCTTATAAATGCTATAGATGAAATGAAAAATATGCTTAACGAAGTAAATAAAGCAGAACAAACAATAGAAAAATTTAAAAAAATGAAAGAAAAAGTAAATGAAGAAATGGAAGAAAAACTATTAAATAGATTTAAAAATTCGGACTTTACTATTACTAGAATAACTCCAAGTGTTAGAATTTCTAAAACAATAGACTTTGATGAGCTTTTAAAGAAAGATATAGACTTATATAAAGATCTAGTTGATTATAAAGAAACAAAAACAAAAGGATATATAAAAGTAACAATAAATAATAAATAAGGAGGAAAGAAATGAGTTTATTACCAGAAAACAAACCAAAAGTAAAAGATATAACACCTAAAATATTCTTAATATGGGGAGATAGTATGACAGGTAAGACTTACCTAGCAAAAAGTTTTGAATCTCCTTTGTTATTAAATACAGATGGAAATGACAGGAAAGTAGATACACCTTCAGTCACAATAACAGATTGGAGAATATTTATAGAAGTTGTAAAAGAGTTACAACAAAATAAAGATACATATAAAACTATAATAATAGATCTTGTAGATGATATAAGAACACTTTTAGATAACTATATTATAGAAGAATATAACAAAAAAGCTAAGGAAGCAAAAAACAATAAGATAGCAGAAACAATTGGAGATATACCATTTGGACAAGGATATACACAAAGTACTTCTATATGGAAGAATACAATGATGATATTAAGCGGAATGGATAGAAATATCATTTTTATATCACATATTAAAGCAGGAAAAGAAGATCAAGAATTTGAACCATCATTAGATCAAAAGTACTTAAATATGACAATGGGAAGATGCGACTTAGTAGTTAGATGCACAAAAAGAGGCAACTCATATTATAGGTTAGCAACAAATAGAAGAGATGACTATACTTTAAATGATATAAAAGATGAAAAAATGAGAGAAATAATGAAGACAATAACAGGAGCATTTAAGATAGAAATGCCAACAATGATGCAAAAAAAATAGAAATAGAATAGGAGAAAAGAAAAAATGGAAGAAAATAAAATAGAAGCAGTAGATTTAGGATTAGTAGATGAAATGTTAGGATATGATCCTACAGAAGAACCAACAGCAACATTTGAAGAAATACCAGATGGAAGATATGAAGGAGCTATATCAGGAGCAAGATATACTTTAACTAGGGAAAAGAAATTACCTTTAATTAGCTTGGTAGTAAGTGTAATGTCTCCAGAAGTAGGAATGAGAGATATATTTGTAGGATATGTATTAGGTGGACAAATGAAGAAGTTTAATGCTAAGAAATTATACCACACAGTTACAACATTAGGGTTAAATATAAAACCTGAACACTTTGCAAATACAGACATTTTAGTAGAAGCTTTAAAAATGCTTAATGGTACACCTGTAATATTAGAAAAAACAACAAATGATAAAGGATATGCAGAATACAAACTTGAAAAGGATGATACATTTTCAATAACTGAAGAAGATTTACAAACAGAACCAGATATTGAATTTAATAAAGAACAAACAGGTCAAGCACCATTAGTATAATGGAGGATATATGTATATTACATATGATATTGAAGTTTTTAAATATGATTGGATGATAGTATTTAAAGAAAAAGATGATTTTACAGTCATATGTAATGATGTGCTAGAGCTTAAAGACTACATTAATAAAAATAGAAAAAAGATATTAATAGGATTTAATAATTATAATTTTGATGATGTAGTCTTAGCAAGCATATTATTAGGAAAAGATCCTTATATAGTATCACATGAAATATTAAGAGGAATAAAACCAAAAGTAAGACTAAATATGATTACATTAGATATGATGCAAGAATTGCCTTCTAATGTATCACTTAAAGCTATAGAAGGAAATTTAGGATATTCTATAATAGAAACACCTATTGATTTTAAATTAGATAGAAGTCTTACAGAAGATGAAATAAATGAGGTTATTAAATATTGTAAAAATGATGTTATTCACACTGAGTATATATTTAAGATAAGGGAAGATTATTATAAATCTAAAGTAGAAATAATTAAAGAATTTAATTTACCACTTAAAAGTATAAAACTTACTAGAGCAAATTTAGCAAGTGCTGTATTAAAATGTGAATCTCATATAATAGATGATGATAGACTTAATCTTGAATATTACCAGGGATTAAACTTAAATATAATACCTAAAGATATAATTAACTTTTATAATAAAGCAAAAAAAGATTATTTAAATGGAGTAGATTACAAAGAAATAGAAACAAGAGAATTTGCTAGCAATATTTTAGGAGTAGAACACATTTATGGATTTGGTGGATTACATGGAGCATTAAATAATTATATAGGAAATGGAAAATTCTTACACATAGATGCTTCAAGTTTTTATCCATCGTTAATAATTGAAGGAAATTATATGAGTAGAAACAGCTTAGAGCCTCAGTTATATAAAATAATAAAAGAAAAAAGATTACAGTATAAGAAACAAAATGATCCTAGACAAGGTATATACAAAATAATATTAAACTCTACATTTGGAGCGATGAAATCAAAATTTAACAGACTATATGATCCAAAGCAAGCAAATAACATTTGCATAAACGGACAGTTGATACTTACACAGTTAATACTAGAATTAGGAAAATATTCAAAACTTATACAATCAAACACAGATGGAATAATAATTAAATATAAGGAAGAAAATTTAAAAACTATAATAAATATAATAGAAGATTTTTCGAAGAGAATGAGACTAAAATTCGATGTAGATTATATCACAAAGGTTATACAAAGAGATGTAAATAACTATGTTGTACTTTTGGAAGATGGAAGAATATATGCAAAAGGTAGATTTGCAAAGTTTGATGGAGGAAATTATATGAAAAATAATTTAAGCATAATAGATACAGGACTAGTAAACTACTATATAAAAGGTATATCACCAGAAGCAACAGTTTTGAATCTATACAAAAAAAATAAATTAGAATCTTTTCAAATTATTTGTAAGATGGGATCTTCATATGATGGTATATTTTATGAATATAACGGACAGATGAAAAAAACACAAAAGGTTAACAGAGTATTTGCAACAACAGATAATAACCATGGAGGAATCTACAAGAAAAAAGGCAATAGTTTCCAAAAGATAGCAAATACATCAAATCATTCAATAATACATAATGAAGATTTGAAACTATTTGATAAAAAAAAGTTAGATCTCAACTATTATATTGAATTAATAAAAAATAATTTTATAAAAGAAGGGAAGGAGTTATGAATAAGTATATTGAACTTAATGATGACAAAACACCAAAGACCAACTTTGATACTATTGTAATTGATATCACTAAAATTGATAATGCAGGTATATTACTTAATTCAAATGTAGTATTAGTTGACTTTGATGGAGATAATGAGAATGAAAAAAGAATTATCGAACATATTCAAACTAAATATCCTACCCTTACAGTAAAAACAGATAGAGGTGTACACTTGTATTATAAAAGACCTAAGGAACTAAAAGTTTCAGTAGGTGCAGATAAGATCACCGTAGGAGGCTTTCAGGTTGATTATAAAACAGGTAACAAAGCATATGGTATAGTTAAAAGGCATGGAAAAGAAAGAGACCGTAATAAGGCAATAATAGACTTTGAGACGTTAACGGAACTACCTTTCATACTTTATCCTATGCCAAAAGCAAAAAACATAACAGGATTGAAAGATGGAGATGGAAGAAATAATGCATTATATGCACAGTTAAGGTGTATAAATAATAATCCTAAATATAGAGATAGAAGACTATTAGAACCAGTTGCAAAGTTTATTAATGAAAAGATATTTGATACTCCTATGGAAGAAAAAGAAGTCGCAAATATAGTTAATAGTATACTTAAGATAGATGCAGATGCTCAAGAGGAATACCAAGGAGATCCTACCAATGTATTGGAGCTTTCAAGATGGGTAGCTAGAAAGTTTGAAGTAAAGTTGTATAAAGAAATATTATACTTTAGAGATGGAATAAAATTTTCAAGAGATGAAAACGAACTAAGGCGTAGAGTTTACCAAAAAGTGCAACTTAAGACTACACAATGGAAAGAACTTTTAAGTCAGCTTGAAGTATATGCTGAGAAGATTACACATGATGATTTTAATGTAAGAATACGAAATGGGATAATAGTTGATGATACAGTAGTCAACATGGATATAGGATTTACACCATTCTATTTAGATGTTAAATATGACGAGAATGCATATGATAAATATGTAGATGATTTTATAAACTTTATAGCAAATGGTGACAGGGAAATAAGAAATTTAATTGAAGAAATATTAGGACATACAATAATGATAAATAATTTCCCACATAAGATATTTGTCTTAAGTGGATCAGGTAATAATGGTAAGTCTACATTTGTAGAAATGTTAACAGCATTTGCAAATAACTTATCTTCGCACATTGACATAACAGGATTTGAAGACGGTACTCAGGTAGTTTCATTAATAGGTAAAATAATCAACATAGCAGATGATATTGATCCTAATTACCTTGAAAAGACCAAGGTATTAAAAACTATGGCATCAGGAAATACAATCACAGCAAGAGCGATATATTCGCAACCTGTAACAATAAAAAACACAGCTACATTAGTATTTACTTGTAATGAGGTTCCAGTATTTAAGGATAAGACAGAGGGAATAAAGAGAAGACTTATAATAATCCCGTTTGAAAACAAAGTAGTTAACAAAATCTATGACCTGGATAAGTTACTAAGTAGTGAAAATGCTAAGAGTTATATACTCAGACTTGCCTTAGAAGGTGTTAACAGGATACTTATAAATCACATGGAACTATCAAAGAGTAAGAAAGTAGAAGATACTTTAAGAGAATATTACATTGAGAGCGATAGTGTTCTAGGATTTTTAGAAGAATATGAAGGTGAAATAAATAATACTTCTACAATAGAACTATACAACATGTATGACTTCTATTGTATACAAAATAATATTAAACCACAGTCTAAAAATAAATTTACTAGAGTAATAAAATCAAAACGGTTTTGATGTAAAAGTAGTTTTTAGAGAGCAAAAAAGTGTAAGGGTATTTGAAGATATAGAAAAAGTGTAATTGCAAATTAATTGCAATTATTAAAAGCTGGTAAACATAAATATTTTTAAAAGTGTAATATTTTTGAATTATGTAAATATAAGAATGTTGATATTAAAGGAAAGCTATTACACTTTGGAGTGAAAAATAAAGTGTAATTAAAACCGTAATTACTGATATTTCAATAATTACAGTATATAAATTACATATTACACTTATTTTACTATAATAAGAGAATATAAAAGAATAAAAAAGAAAAAAAAAGAATAAATATAAAAGGATAGGAAAAAAATAGTAATTTTAAAGAGTGAAACCTTAAAAGCAATGGGAGAGTAAGAAAAGAAGAGATTACACATTTTTTGGAACCGTAATTTTTGGAAAAAAAGCGTAATTATACAAAAGAAAGGAGTAAATGAGATGGAAGAGAATGAAACATTGACATGTGAGAAAAGGTTACAAGAAGCATATGAGATAATTAATCTGCAGGCAAAATTACTTTCAGATGAATGTATAAAAGTAGATCAGTATAAGGATTCTTTGAAAGATGCTTCAAAAAGAATCAAGAATATTAAAGAAGCAGTTGATATGCTTAAACTTATAATAGGTAAAAGTCCATATTACAATAAAGTTGCTAAAAAGAGAATAGATGAAATAATAAATGACTATTAAAAGGAGGAAGAAAGATGGAAGAGAAATTAATGGCAAAAGAGACATTAAAAGGATTTAAAGAATCAATATATGCAAGAGAAAAGTTATTAGAAAAAGATAAGAAAAATTTTATTATATTTAATTTATTATACAATTTAACAAGTAAAGATAAGGCAACTGATATGATTTTTGAATTTAGAAAAGAAGAAATGGAACAGGAACAAAAAAACATAGATAAATTAAAAGAAATACATAATAAATACAAAAATAAATTAGAGGAGATAGATATATGAAATTAAGTGAATTAAAAAAGAAACAGTAATAGCAATAAAAGGAAAAGAAGAATGGGAAAGACTAGAAAATTCAGAAGAATATAAAATATATATAGCACCAGAAGAAGAACAATTAAAAATAGTTAAAAGGGCAGGATATAATATTGCATTCATAAATAATCCCAGTTTAAAGGTACAATTTTATGCTATAAGAAAAGATCCTTATGCGATTCAATATATAGATAATCCAATAGAGGAATTGCAGTTAGAAGCAATAAAAAAAAATCCATTTGTTATTGGATATATGAAAAATCCAACGGAAGATGTATTAAAAGAGGCAATAAAACAAATGGAATATGATAAAGCACCTACATGGAAATATATAGACTTTTTTAAACATTTAGAAAATGACTTAAAAGAAGATAAAGAGGGGGTAATAAATGAAAGAAGCAATAAGTTTTAGCTGGGAAGTTATTAAATTATCAATAATAGCACCAATTGCTATATTTTTAATGTTAGGAGCTATATCGTCAATAATAAGAATGATAATACATACAATAAAAAAAGTTAAAGAAGCATTAGGAAACAACGAAGAAAATATTAAAGATAGATTTGATGAGGCAAGAAAAAGGGATACAGAAACTATGTTAAAAAGACAGGGACTATGGCATAAATACGGAGGATATACATATGATAGAAATGGAATTAATGCAGAATCTTTTACAAAGGAAGAAGGCGATAGAAGATGAAATAGAATATATAAAAGAGGAGATAGAAAAAGTTACAGCTAAGTATAATGGAGCAGGAGGTGCTATACTTTCAAATGAGAGTAAACCACCAGTAAACTCTGAACCTGATTTTAAAATGTTTGCTTTAACTCATGAATTAGCATTTAATGAAAAATATAACGGAATGACTCTAATACAAAGGCTAGAATTCCTATCTAATAGCTTGAATGAGCTTGAAAAAGAAATAAACCTAAGAAAACATACATTGAATGAATTTAAAGGCATTAAATATGATTTATACGCCCTTATAATGTTTGATGGATATAATCCAAGTAAAGCAGTTAATAAAATAGCTAATGATTACGATATAGATGTGAGCAATGTTTGGAAAAATCATTATAAAAAAATAAAAAAATACTTAAAAAAATGAAAATCGCCAGTGAATCGCCAGTAAGAAGTATGATAATATGTATAATGAAGGAAGTAGTATAAAATACTATTTACTTCAAAAATCGGTCAAGTTGCTTTTTAACACGGATATACCTGGAACAGAATACTTACAATTTAGTAGGTATTCTATTTTTATGAGTAAAAGGAAAATTAAATAGGTTCGAATCCTATTTTACTCAATTAATAAAGGAGGGAATAAATGAAGGATATAAAAGATATGAAAGATATGAAATATAAAGTTATTAAAGAATTTAATGATATATATCTTAATATAATAAGAAATAAGGGAGAAATAATTGATATAACTGAAGAAAGAGCAAAAGAAATAAATGAAAAGAAAACATATGTTGAACTTGTGAAAGATAATAAAGAAAAAGAGGAAAAAAAATTAAGATCCTCTTTTTTATTATGTAAGGAGGATTAATGAAGAATGGATTAACAAAGAGGCAAAAAGAATTTGCAGATGAATATATGAAAACTGGGAATGCGACTGAAAGTGCTATAAAAGCAGGATATTCTACAAAAACAGCATATGCAATAGGAAATGAAACGTTAAAAAAATCTAAAATTAAAGAATATATTAATCAAAAGCAAGAGAAAATAGAAGAAAAAATAACAATGAACATAGCAGAAAGACAACAATTTCTAGTAGATATAATATTAGGAAATATAAAAGACACTAAAATTATTTTAAATGAACAAAGAAGATATACTCCAGTAGAAGTAGTACCAAGTTTAGATATTAGATTAAAAGCTAGTGATCAATTAAATAGAATGCAAGGAGCATATACTTCAACTTTAAATGTTAATGCTAATATGCGAAGTACTGCTAATTTTGATGATATTGTAGAACAGCTAGCTAAGTCACGAAAAGAGACAGATGAATAACAATTTTCCTTTATCTGAAAAATATATTGATTTCTTAGAATACAAAGAGGCTGATGCTGAGTTTTTAGAGGGGACTACGGCTGCTGGTAAAACTACAGTAGGAATTGTTAAGTTTATGATTAAAGTCAATGATAGTGATAAAAAACTTCATATAATAGCTTGTAAAAGTGTTGGTGTTGCTGAGAAGAATATTATAAATTCTGAAAAAGGACTTTTAGATGTGTTTTATGATGCAGACTATAGAGGAAATGGGGACAAAGACAATAAGATATCACATATAAAATATAATGATAAGACTATATATGTTATAGGTTATGATGATACCGCTAAGTGGAAGATGATACTGCGGACGGACAGTATGGTTGTGTTTATATAGATGAAATAAATACAGCAGACATTGAGTTTGTAAGAGAAATGTCCACACGTAATGAATATTTACTTGCTACACTTAATCCTGATGATCCAAATCTTTTAGTGTATAAAGAGTTTATCAATAGAAGTAGACCTATAGAAAAATATAAAAAAGATGTTCCTAAAAGCATAATGAAAGAATTAAAAGAACCAGAAAATCCAAAATGGAAATACTGGTTTTTTACTTTTAATGACAATGCTTCTTTAACAGAAAAAGAAATACAAAAGAAAATTGATTCTGCACCTAAAGGAACTAAGTTATATAAAAATAAAATACTAGGACTAAGGGGAAGAGCAGTAGGACTTGTGTTTCCAAACTTTGAACAAAGTAAACATGTGAAGACTAGAAAAGAAGTTAAGGAAGAAATGAAGGATAAGAAAGAACCTCTAGAATTCATTTGTTTTACTGCAGGACTTGATACAGCATATTCTACTAAGTCACCTGATACTATAGCAATGATATTTCAGGGAATATCTAAGAAAGGAGAACTATATGTATTAGATGAAAAAGTATATAACAATAGTAATTTACAACAACCACTTGCTCCATCTGATACAGTAGTTAATTTTATTGACTTTTTAGAAAGAAATAGGGAAGAATGGGGATTTGCTAGACATGTGTTTATTGATTCGGCAGACCAAGCGACTATGACTGAAATAAAAAAATATATTAGAAAAAATGGTTCTATTTATACTTTTAACAATGCTCATAAGAAAGTAACTATAATAAATAGAATAAATCTTCAATTAGGTTGGATTCATAAATTGAAATATTTTGTGTTAAGTCATTGTACAAACCATATACAAGAATTAGAAACTTACAGTTGGAAAGAAAATAAAGATAATGAACCAGAAGATGCTAATGACCACACAATAAATGCTAGTCAATATGCATTTATACCTTATAGAAAAATAATAGGAGATGGTGAAGAAGACTATGAGAAAGACTATGAAGAATAATAATAGAAAGGGAAAAGATGAATATTTTAAATAACTTTAATAATATGATTAAGAATGGAATAAAAAAATATTTAGATATAGAGGATGCATCTTATAATACTAATGTGAATGTGTATTCATATACAACTTATGAAACTAATTTATTATTAAATAAGATATGGTATAGAGGTGAAAGTGAAGAGCTAGATCAGATATATAATCAAATTACTAATGAAACAAAGTTACCTCATTTTTGGGGAAATAAAAGTTATAGAATAATAAAAATACATACAGGTTTACCTGGAATGATAGTAGACACATTATCTGATGTTGTTGTGGATAGCTTAGCATCAATAAAAGTAGGAGAAAGACAATCCGATTGGGAAGCAATAGCTAACGAAAACAATTTCAAAGAATTATTAAGAAAAGCTTTAATAACTGTATTATGGGGCGGTGATGGTGCTTTTAAATGGAGTTATGATTCTGAAATATCTAAATATCCTATAATTGAGTTTTATCCTCCTGAAAGAGTAGAATATATTACAAAAAGAGGAAGACTTGTAGGAATAATATATAAGACAAAGAAGATAATAAATAAAAAAGAATACATGCTTTATGAAGAATATACTGAAAAAGGAATTGAATATCGTTTATATAATGATAATGGAAAGCTTGAAAATATAAAATTATTAGAAAAAGCTGAAAATACTCCATATAAACCTATAAAAAATAATGCGAATTTCCTTATGGGAAGAAAGTTTTTACTGAAAGAAAGTCAAAAATATGAAAATAGAGGCAAGTCTATATTTGAAGGTAAAGTTGATAATTTCGATGCTTATGATGAAATATGGAGTCAGTGGATGCTTTCTGTAAGGAAGGGTCAAATTAAAGAATATATACCAGAGGATTTACTTCCTAGAGATTTGAAAACTGGAGTTATAAAAAGAAAAAGTGATTTTGAAAATGAGTTTATTTTATTATCATCAACAATGGGAGAAGGTGATAAAAATAATTTGATACAAACAACTCAAGGTACTATACAACATGAAGGACTATTAACTTCATATATTACAGCTTTAGATCAATGTTTAACTGGTCTTATCAGCCCATCTACATTAGGTATAGATACTAAAAAGTTAGATAATGCTGAAGCTTCTAGAGAAAAAGAAAAAACAACACTTTACAAAAGAAGCCAGATAGTGGATAGTATGAGGAAACTTATAGAAGATATAGTAAATATCACTTTTAAATTTTATGACAATTTAAATAAAAAGAAAATAACTGATACTAAATGTGAAGTAGTATTTACTGAATATGCTAACCCTTCATTTGAAGCTCAAGTAGAAACAATAGGAAAAGCAAATACTTCTGGAATAATGAGTATAGAAGCTACTGTAGAACAATTATGGGGCGATAATAAAAAAGAAGATTGGAAAAAACAAGAAATTAAACGCCTTAAAAATGAAAAAGGTATTATGGAAGAAGTAGAACCAGCTGTCAACAAAGATAATATAGAGATTATAGAAGAAGAACAAAAAGAATAGGTAGAATATGGATGAATATGATATAGCTAAACTTTATCAAGAAATGGAACTTGAACTTATAGCCTCTCTTAAAAGAAATTTATTACGACACGAATTAAAAGAAATAGAAGAAAATATGGAATATCCGCAGTGGCAAGCATTAAAACTTAGAGATATTCAAAGAATTAAAAGAGAAAATCAAGATATAATAGGAAAATACACATCTAATATACCAAAAGATGTAAAGAAAATAATAAAAGAAGAATATAAACAAGGAAAAAAAGAAGCAATAGCATTATTTAATGATGCTAATAGAGGTAAAAAACGATTAAATGAGAGCTTTTTTAAAACTAACAACAAAAAAGTAAAAGCTATGATAGATGAAATTAATGGGACTTTTAAAGAAGCAGAAAAAGCTATTTTTAGAATGACTAATGATGTTTATAGAAAAACTATATTTAAAGCTGGATTTTACTTATCACATGGAGCTGTGAATCTTAAACAAGCAACAAACATAGCTATGAAAGATTTTGCAAAAAGAGGTATAAATTGTATAGAATATAAAGACGGAAGACGTGTAAATATTGCTGATTATGCTAGAATGGCTATTAGAACAGCGTCTCAAAGGTCAAGACTTATGGCAGAGGGAGACTTTAGGAAAAGGTTAAAAAGAACACTTGTAAAAATAACAAAACATGGAACTTCATGTAAATATTGTAAAGTGTATGAACAACAAATATTGGTTGATGATGTTTATTCTGGAGGTGTTCCAGATGGCAAACATGAATTGTTATCGAGTGCCATGAGTAAGGGACTATTTCATCCTAATTGTAGGCACAAAGCTCCAACTTATTATGAAGAATTAGATGAACTAAAATACGAACAAATGGCTAAAAGTGCTACGGCTAAAGAAGAGGAAGAGAGAAAAAAAGACTTATTTAGTCAAAAAGAACAAAGAAAAAGAAGAGTAAGGCTGTTAGAAACAAATAAAATACAAGAAAAAAACAACAAAAAACATAAAAAGTATGATATAATAAAATACGAAGAAGTAGATCAAGAGATAGAAGATAGACTTCAAAGACAAAGTGATTTGATATGGGATAAGCTAAATGATGAACCTAAATATGCATTAATGGAATATTCGAAAATGTTTTATATTAGCATAAATAATTACTTAAGAGATTCTTCAAACATTACAAATGAATTAGAATTAAAAAAAGCAAAAAAATGTATAAATGAAATAGATAAAGTTCTATCTAATAACAATTTAAATGAAAATTTAATATTATATCGAAGTGTTAATAAAAAAGAATTTGAATATTGGAAAAAATCAAATACATTAGAAACATATAAGAGTACTAGTTTATATAAAAAAATTTATGGAATTTTTGATTATGGATATAAAATAAAAATAAACGCTCCAGCTGAAACTAAGGGATACTATATTGGAGATCATTCCTTGTTTGATAATGAAAAAGAATTTTTATTACATAGAGGACAAAAATATAAGATATTAAATATAAAAGAAAATATGATGGAGGTGGAAATTGATATATAAAGATTACTTAGAAGACTTATTTGAAAAATCATCCTTAGAAAATTATGAAAATGGGAAATGTGTAAGCAAACAATATACTAAGGATGAATTAAAAGAGAAAAGAAAATATTATGAAGAACAAGAACCTCCTAAAGGAATGCCTAAATGGAGATGGTTATATGAAGTGAAAAGGCAATTTGAATTAAGAAAAGGAGCAGAGAAATACCCAGATATGGTTTTTGCAACTCTTGATTTTTTATTAAAATAATTTAAAACACTACATTATATGTAGTGCAATGTACAGTTAGATACTGTATGTTGCAGTGCATATAATATTTGAGAGATGAGTAGAAATACTTATCTCTTTTTTGTATGCCAAAAATAAGTTGCTTGTAATCTAAAAACAAGAGGCAGATGACCTTATCTGTATAAAAAGGAGATAAAATGGAAGTTGTTGACGGAGTAGAAAACAATGAAGTAGTAGAAAATAATGAAGCTACTGATACTTCGAAAAGTGAAAAAGTTAAAACACAAGTGTCAGAAAAAAAATATACTGATGAGGATGTTAATGCAATATCACTAAAAAACACAAATAAAGCAGTTGAAAAACTTAAAAAAGAATTAGGAATTGATGATGTAGGAGAAGCGAAAAAAATATTAAATGCTTTCAAATCTACTAAGCAAGATACTAAAACAGATGAGTTAAGTATTTTGAAACAACAAGCTGAAAAAAGTATGTTAGAAGCTGTTAATTTAAGAATTGAAAATGCTTTACTTGTAAAAGGTGTTGATTCTAGTAAGTCAAGTAGAATGATGAGATTAGTTGATAAAAAAGCTATATTAGATGAAAGCGGTAATATCGATAATTCTAAACTTAATACTGAAATAGAAGAAATACTTAAGGACTTTCCAGAATTAAGCAAGAAAAGTGAAGAAAAAGGTTTCACTATAGGTGGAGATGGAAAGGAAACAGAAAAAGAAAAGGTAGATCCATTAGATAAATTAAGAAAAGCAATGAAGCTAAAATAATAATTTATTAAAGGAGATATAATATGAATACAATAGAAAAATTTAAACAAAATGCACCTCAACTTCTTGATGCGGTGTATAAAGCAGAAGCGAAGACTGCAATATTAGATACAGAAGAAGAATTAGTACAAGCAGGAGCTAATGCTAATGAAATAATAATACCTATGATAGACATGGATGGGCTTGGAGATTATTCAAGAAATTCAGGTTATACTGATGGTGATGTTAAATTAACTAACCAAACTGTACCATTTGATTATGAAAGAGGAAGAAAGTTAAAAGTAGATAGAATAGATAATGAAGAAACAGCAGGAATTGCCTTTGGAAAACTTTCAGGTGAATTTGTTAGAACTAAAGTTGTTCCAGAAGTTGATGCAATGAGATTTGCTAAATATTCAAGCTTGAATGATATAACTAAATTAACACCTGTTACATATACTAAAGGTGAAGAAATTCTTGAAGCAATACAAGATACTTATTCTCAAATGACAGAAGATGAAGTAGGTGAATCAGAAAGAATTTTATTCATAACACCTACACTACTTAAGAAAGCAAAACATGTTTCAAAAATAACTAATACAGATATTTTAGATAATTTTGCGGCAGTAATTGAAGTACCACAAAGTAGATTTTACACTAAAATTCAACTATTAAATGGTAAAGATAGTGGAGAAGAAAAAGGAGGATATAAACCAGCAAGTGATGGTAAGAAAATCAACTTTATGATAATTCACAAACCAGCAGTACTTCAATATGCTAAACATGCAAACATAAAAATATTTACAGCAGACCAAGATCAAGATGGAGATTTCAATAAGATGTTATATAGAATATATTCTCTTGAAAATGGATATAAGAATAAGAGAGCAGGATTTGCTTTATCACATCAAGCATAAGATGAGGAGGAATTAATATGACAATAGTAGGATGGTCACCAGAAGATGACAAAATAAATACTATAACAGCAGTAGAACCTGCAGAAGATAATGAAGAAAGTAAAAAAGACAATAAAAATACATCAAAAGGTAAAACAAAAGAAGCAGTAGAACCTGCAGAAATAGAACCTATAGTTGAAGAATAGAGGTGATATATGCTTTACCTGAATGTTGAAGAATACAAAAATAGGGGAGGTAAACTTGAGATACCTCCTTATATTTTTGAAACAATACAAGATATAATTGATGATTTAACATTTAATAGAATAGTTTATATAGGATATGATAATTTAACTGATTTTCAAAAGGAATGTTTGAAAAAATGTATGTTTGTAAGTACTGAGTTTTATTTTAATAATAAAGAGTTGTATGAACAAACAATGAATTTAAAGAGCTATAGTGTAGGTGATATATCAGTTACTTCTGAAATAAATGAACAAATAATAACAGAGATCAAAAAATATAAAATACCTTATTTAGCTTATAGTAATTTAAAGAAAACAGGATTAATGAGAAGAGGTTTTAAATGGTAGAGAGAATAAAAAAACTAGGATTCTTGGATTTTTTAGCAAATAAGGAATGTGAAATTACAATATATAGTGATGAGATATCTGAAGATGGAGGTTTCAATAAAGTATTAAGTGCTACTAAGCAATGTATTTATCAAGAAAAAACAGAGAAGAGACTAGAACCTAATGGAAAAGAAATTATACTGAATGGAATCATATTAATCAAGGGAGATTTGGACTCAAATATAAAAACTTTATCTGTAGGTAAAGTAAAAATAGAAAGTAAAGAATATACAATACATAAAGGGTATAGAATTTTTAATCCAGATGGAACAGTCAATCATACAAAATTGGAGATAATATGAAAATTAGTAAAAAAATCAAACAAAATGTTGTTGATGAAATTAATACTTATGCACTTGATGCCTTACTAGAAACAGCGGATTCAATCCAATCTGATTTATTAGACTCTCAAACAATACCTTTTGATACACGGAATATTAGAAGAAAGTATCTTTGTAAATGATACTCATATTGAAAAAGGAAAAGTAATTATTGGAGTAGACACACCATATGCTAGAAGAGTTTATTTTCATCCAGAGTACAACTTCAAAAAAAATAAAAATCCTAATGCTCAAGGTATGTGGTTTGAAACTTATATATCAGGAGATAAGAAGAACTATGCTAATGAATTGTTTAAGAAATTTATGAAAGGAAAAATATAATGTTATTAGATAAATATAGAGATTATTTTAAAGAAAGTTATAAATGGAAACATTCTATCTCTATAGGGAAGATAGATAATAATAAAGAAAAAATGATAACCTTTTATAATTCTAAAAGAATAATGAAAAATGAAGGATTTATAAGTGATAAAAAAACAAAAATAAAACCAATAACTATTTTATTAAAATATGGAACTAATTACAAAGAGGCTTCAGAAGAAGCTACTAAGATACAAGAATTTTGGAATTTTAGAAATTTTAATATAGATAACTATCAAATATATTCAAATCTTTTATATTCTGAACCTATTGAATTAGGAGCAGATGATAAAGGAAATTATGAATTTTCATTTGAAATAGATTTGATAGAAAATGAAAGGAAGGAGAATTAATATGCCAGAGCCAAAAGTTATTAAATCTGGAGTGTTTCCAGTAAATAATTGCATAATAGAATTAGGAACAAAAAAGACAGGTGATGTATGGACATATGTTAAAGTTGCAGAAATGGAAAAAGGGAATATATCAATTGAAACTGGTATTGAAACATGGACTGCAATGGAAAATGAAGGATGGCAAAGTGCGCTTGCTACAGCAAAGAAAGTTACTTTTAATTTAGCAGGTAAGAGACACTTGGGAGATCCAGGAAATGATCATTTAGCAAGCCTTGCTTTAAAAAATGGGGTGGATGCTTATACTGCACTTAAGGTAACATTTCCTAATAAAGATGTTTTTGAAATGGAGGCAGTTGCTGATGTTAAAGATCTTATGGGACGGAGATTCTACAAATGTAGCACCTCTATCTGCTGATTTAATATCACATGGAAAGCCTAAATATACAGAAGGTGCTTAATTTTATTTAAAAGGGGAACTATCATTCCCCTATTTTTTATTATAAGGAGAAGGGAAAAAATGAGAATATTAGATACAAAAATTTTACCAAAGGAAAAAAGAGAAAAACCAAAAATAAAAGTTTTGGATAAACTTTATGATGTGGATAATACTAAGAAGACATATGATAAACTTTATGAATTAGAAAAGGATATAGAAAAGTCTGTAATGGAAAAACAAAGTATATTGTTAGAATTGCTGTTAGGAAAAAAAGCACTTAAGGAAATATTGGATTTAGATTTAAGTAATGATGAATATAAATATTTAGTTAATGTTGTAGTTGCAGCTGCTACAGGTCAAGAAATAGAGGATATAGAAAAAACAACAGAAAAAAAGTAAATTACGACTATTATTATGATGATAAGTATGACTGGAATTTAATAGTATCAAGTTTTTTGGAACAATATAATATAGATTTGCTAGAAGAGTATGACACAATTACTGTTGAAAAATATAATATGTTGATAACTGGAATATCACCTAATACAGCACTTCGGAAGAATTATTTCAATAAGAGCAGAAAATGATGAGAATATAATTAAAAATATGTCAGAACATGAACTTAGAATTAGAGAAGAATGGGAAAACTTCAGAGTCAAAAATATGACTGAGGAAGAAAGCAACGATAAATTAGAAAAAGCAATGTATATCTTCAAAATGTTAGCAAGTAATAATGACTAATATAGGGGGAAGTATATGAGTAAAAGTGTAGGTGAGGTAAGCATTGATCTGACATTAGATGATAAAGGATTTTCTCGAGTATTAAATAATACTATGAAACAATCTGAGAACTTTGCTAGTAATACTATGAATAAAATAAGTGGATATATAACAAAAGCATTTGCAGTAGGATCTATTTTAGCATTTGGAAAAGCAAGTGTTGATACAGCAAATGAAAGTCAATCAGCATGGACAGGTTTAAATTCAATAATATCAGGACAAAACAAAAGTTTTTCTAAAGCTCAAAGTTTCATAGAAGATTATATTGCTGATGGATTGGTTCCTCTTAATAATGCAGTAACTACGTATAAGAATTTATTAAGTAGAGGTTATGATACATCACAGATTGAAAATATAATGAATGTATTTAAAAATACAGCTGCCTTTGGAAGACAGTCAAATTATTCAATGGGTGAAGCTATACAATCAGCTGCTGAAGGTTTAAAAAATGAAAATTCAGTATTGGTCGATAATGTTGGAGTAACTAAGAATGTTGCTAAAATGTGGGATGAATATGCTAAAAGTATAGGAACTACAGCAAATAATCTTACTTTAGCACAAAAAAGACAAGCTGAAGTAAATGGAATTGTAGAAGAAAGCAAATTCCAAATGGGAGATGCTAAGGCGTATACTGAGACTTATGCAGGCAGAATGGCACAACTTAATAGTGCGTTTGTAAACTTGAAAACTTCAGTTGGTAATATTATTGCTCCAATTGCTCAAATGTTTATACCTGTACTTACTATGGCATTTAATGCAGTTACTAGATTCTTTAATGGAATAGGTCAATTGCTAGCAGTATTTGGTATAAAATTCCCTAAAGTCATACAAGGAGAGACTAAAAATGCTATCAGTGGAATTTCATCAGGATTAGGTAAAGCTACAGAAGGAATGAAGGGAGCAGGAAAACAAGCAAAGAAAACAGCAAAAGAAATAAATAATGCTTTTGCTAGTGTTGATGATCTTAATGTTTTTAAACTACCTGATAAGCCTGAAACAAATTCAAATGTAGGTAGTGGAAATTCAGGGACAGGGACAGATACAGGAGCACGGAGCAGGTATAGGTAATTTAGGAATTGATCCTAAAGGAGCAGATGAATTATCAGGTTGGGCTGTCAAATTCAAGTCACAAATGGAGGATATATTTAATGCTATAGCAAATACCAATGTTTGGAAATCTATGCTTACATCTGGTGAAAAAGTATTTGATACAATACTTGATAAAGGGAAGAGCTTCTTCAGTTCATTTAAAGGAATATTTACATCTTTAGGTGAAGCTTGGACTGATACTATAAAAGATAGAGGTCCAGAATTTGATAATGCTTTTTCAGAATTAATAATAGGTGCAGGCGATATTATTAATAGTAGGATTAAATTTTTAGTTGCACCATTTGAAGGTTTTTTTAGTGGAGTAGATACTGCATTAAAAGAAAGGGCACCAGAACTTACTAATAGTTTTTCCGATATAATGTTACCATTAGTTGAATTTATTGGTAAAATATTTCAAGAAATATCAGTACCTATTGACCAATTTACAGAAGATTTTAAATTAGGATTCAGTGATTTAGGAATAACTGCAACTAATTTTATTACAGATGTTTTAACTGGGATAGCAACTCATATGCCAGACATCATGGGCAATCTTAATGTACTTAAAGATGGATTTGTTAATACATTTAGTCAAATAAGTTCTATTGTGGGACAAATGTGGAATGATTTTACAAGAAGTATCAGAGATACATGGGATAAATATGGTAAAGGTATTAGTGATGAAATTGGAAAGTTTATAGTTAATATTACAGAGCATTTCAAAAAGATATGGACAGATATTTTAGAACCAGTTATAAAACCTTTCTTAGAAGAATTTAAAAGAGCATGGGATGAATCTTTAAAACCTGCAGTTGATAATGTTATGAATTTTATAGGAAAACTTATTCAAGGAGCATTACAACTGTATAATGGCTTTATAGTACCTGTAATGGGATATTTAAGAGATGAGCTTGCTCCTATATTTAGAGAAGTTTTTACTATAATAGGAGGTGTAGTTAATACAACATTTAGGTTAATAGGAGACTTAATCAGTTCAGCTTCAAGATATTTCAGTGGATTAATTGATTTCATATCAGGAGTATTTACTGGTAATTGGAGAAGAGCATGGGAAGGTATAAAGGATATGTTTGGAGGTATATTTGGTTCAATAGGAGCATTGGTAAAAGCACCTATTAACCTTATTATTACAGGAATAAATAGTTTTTTAGCTGGAATAAATCACATCAAAATACCTGATTGGGTTCCTGGTATTGGAGGAAGAGGTTTTCATATGCCAAGACTTCCTTTACTTGCAAATGGTGGTTATGTAAGAGCAAACAGTCCTCAACCTGTTATTATAGGTGATAATAAACGAGAAGGTGAAATAGTGGCACCTGAAAGTAAAATTGATCAAGCGGTAGCGAGAGGTATTGAAAGAGCAAATATAGGAAATGGATCACCTAAAGAGTATGTAATAGTATTAGATGTAAGATATGAAGATGGAAGAAGAATTATAAAGAAAATAAATGATGTTACGAAAGAAGAAGGAGAAGTATTATTAATACAGTAGGAGGTTTTACATGGAAAAAGATTATATCGTAATTATAGGAGATGATAGATTAGTAGTAGATGAAATAAATCCAGAATTTGCAATCCAGGATTCAAAAGCATCAGGACGTGGAGAAGATCTTACTATGTATAGAGAAATATTAGGAGGAATAAATAAATTTACTTGTAAATTAAATTATCCTTATGGAGAGAGACTGAATATTATAAGAAAACTTAGCAGAACACCCATAGTTACTATTGATATATATAATCCGATGGAAGGGAAAAGAAGAAAAATGAAAGTAAGTGTTAAATGTGAAAAGATCAACACTATAAAAATTTCAGGAATAGAGTATGCAAAACCATTAGATATTAGTTTTACACAAATGGGAAAGGATATTATATGATTGAATATTGGAATAAGCTTGTAAATGATGATGTTATAATAACACAACATAGACTTACAATAGGAAATAAAGTGTATGAAGATGGGATATTTAAAAGTTTCCCATCTTTTAAACATATTTCTAATAAATATATAGGAGGTTTTCCAAGTAAGACTTGTGAATTTATTATTTATGACCATGAAGAAGATATAGTTATAAAGGACAAAGAAATTTTATTAGAAATAGGCCATAAAATTGATAATGATATAATTTGGTTCAAAATAGGTTATTTTAAGATTACAGACACAGTTTCAGACAAGAGTGCAAAAACTATTAAATGTACAGGTGAAGATAGAACATATTTATTTAACGATAAATATAAAAGTGACCTAAATTGGGAGAATAGACATACAGGTAAAGAGATAATAGATGAAATACTAAAAAAAATAGGAATTGAATTAGATGGAAATTTCGCATTTGAGAATCATAGCTTTTTAAGACCTAATTTTAAATTTAATATATCGTATAGAGAAGTGATTTCAAAAATGGCAGAAATCTGTGGAGCTATAGCAATTATTACAAATGAAGGTAAGTTGAGAATAAAAAAACAAACTAATAAAGATATTTTAGTAGAGAAAAAACATAGAATAGATTATTCATTAGAGAAATCAAAAGGAAAAATAAGTAGAATATCTTTAGGAGTTGAGGGATATGAAGACGATTATTTAGCAGGAATAGAACAAGAAGGACATATAACTCATAGTATTGAAAATAATCCATATTGTGATTTGTATAGAGATGAAATGGCAAATAAAATATTAGAAAACCTTAAAGATATAGATATTACAGAATTTGAAATAAAAGGATTTCTTGATGATTGTTTTTTAGAACTAAACGATAAAATAAGAATAAAAGGGAATGATGACAATATCACCGATATAATAGTATTAGGAATAGAAAATCCAGGAACATTTAGAAGTAAAATATATTGTAAAATTGAAGAGAGCAAGAAAAAAGAATATACAATAGCAGGATCTGTGAAAGAAGACTTAAAACGTGTAAGTTTAAAGGTTAATCATATTAAAGATGAGATAACAGCAGAAATCGCTAAAGTAACAGAAAAAGCAAACGAGCTTACAAAGTTTAAAGCTGATGTTGAAGGACTTAAATTATGGAAGGAAGCACAAATAGATCTTACAGACCACAGAAAAGGTATAGGAACAATTACAACAAAAGAAGCAGAAGACTTTAATATAGTTAAATATCAAGCAGAAGGTGGAAGGCTATATAGAAATGTAGGTGGATTATATCCATCACCAACCTTATATCCATCTGCTACATTATTCATGCCTGAAAAGACAGGATTGGAGGAAATAAAATGATAACTATAAAAGTATATAAAAATAGTACTACAAGTTCTGAATTTAAAACTTATACTTTACAAAATGAAGACCTTAAAAGTTTTGAAAAATATAATGATTCATTAGATATAAATGAAAAAGGCGAATATACGATAGAAAGATGGATACATATAAACGAATATAAAGGTTATACAATAGAAAAGAAAATAGAAACAGGAAAAATAGAAAATTTTTCATTATATAAGGGAATAAATGTTATTGAGATAGATTCAAGAAGAAGTCAAACAGAAATAATATATATAATAGAAAATCCATATACAAAAGCAATGGGTGTAGAAATAAAAAATAAAATACAAATAAATAATCAAGGTATTATGCAAGAAGTAAGCAAGAAAGTTGGAAAAGACGAAATAATATCAAGGATTAATCAATCACCTGAAGAAATAAAATTAAAAGCTAGTAAGATAAAATTTGAAGGTATGGTTACAGCTAATAATAATGTAACTATAGATGAAAAAGGATTCATTAAAGCTAAAGGGATATTTGATGAAAGGGGATCTTTTACTATTTTAACATCTCCAGGGTATAGAAAAAGTGTAAAAGCAAATGATACTCAACAAATGCAATTATATGACTGTGATTTTTGTAGTATTGATTTTTTATATGAAAGGGAAATATCACCAGAACCAGATGGAACAAATGTAGTGCAAGATAGAATAATGTTAACAAATGGATTACACTTGGAAGTTATTATGCCAGCAGGATTTACTCCTACAGATATGAGAGTACAATTAAGCCATAAACCAAAAAAATGGTATGATAGATTATCTGGTGACTTTATTTGTGAGGGAAATACAAAAGGAGCATGTTTATATTCAAGAGGAGATTATAACACTTTCGATTATAGTGCTTTTGAAAGAGGAGATGATTATTTGATATTGAATACTGATGATCAGATAAAAAAACGGATTTGGAAATAAAGAATATGTGGATTTCAACGGATATCAAACAGTTATGTCAAAAAATTTAATAGATGATTTAATTTATGATAAAGATACAACAAAAGTAAGGAATGTAAAAGTAGTTATTGCACCACGTTCACCGAGATATAGAGTTGGAGCTAGATTAGAACAAGGAGCAACTCAATGGTTTCCACAAACAATAAGAAGAGATGTATTGCCATTCCAAGGAATACTAACACCACAATTTATAGTTATGGGATATTACAAAGATATAGGAGGTAATTAATGAATAAGATTAAATATGAAAACGCACCAAGTACGAAAACACCACTTTCTGCAGAATTATTAAATTTAATGCAACAAAATATTGAAGATGAGATTAATAAAAAAGCTAATAAGGAATATGTTGATAATAATAAAGCAACAAAAGTAGAAGTAGAATCAATAAAGAATAATGTTGAATCAATAAAAAATAATTACGTAAAAAAAGGTGTATTAAGTGTTTATAGTAATAATAGTCAAACTATAAATGCAAAAGATCCAAACGGAAGAAAAGTGGTTTCTAATTCTATAAAAAAAGATATAGGAGGAATAGCAATTTTACAAGCAGATGGATCTTTGAAATTTAAAAGAAATTGTACTATATCTATAAGTTATAATTTGTTTGTTGATTGTATATCAGGTTATGTACGTGCTTACTTGTATACATATAGAGGGACACAACTTACAACCTTATCAGATACACTTTTTAATGCTACAAGTTCATTTAAGTCATTAAACGTAGCAGGTGTAATACATGACTTTCAAAAAGATGATACGTTATTTATTGATATAAGTCAATCTGAGGGAAATCCTCTTACGGTAAGAGGAAGATATGAAAATAATAATTTAACATTGATAGAAATATAGAAAGGAGGCGATATAGTGGAAAAACACATTACACAAATATTCTTAGGAATAATTGGAGGTATAGCATATATATTAGGAGGATTTGATAGTATATTAGTAACACTTATTACATTTATGATAGTAGATTATATAACAGGTGTACTTAAAGCTATAAGACTAAAACAATTAAATAGTCAAATAGGAGCTAAAGGTATAGTTAAAAAAATAGGTTATTTAGTTATAGTAGTTATAGCAGTGAAACTTGATTCAATGTTAGGCAATACAAGTTATATAAGAAATTTAGTTATATTTGGTTTCATATCAAATGAAGGAATATCTATACTAGAAAATGCAACACTTTTAGAAATTCCGATACCTGATAAAGTAAAAAATGTACTTAAGCAATTAAAGAACACAGAAGCAGAAAATAGTGAAATACCAAAGAAAAATGACTAACGAGAATCGATTTTAAGGCGATAAAAAAATGAAATAGTATAAATATATACCTTAATTTTCAAGGAGAAAGAGGGAAAAATGGAAGAAGTAAGAAAAATAACAGGTACTAAAGAATTTGAAGAAATATCAAGAAAAAAGATACAAAAATATTATAAAAAAGAAGGAATTGAATTAGATAAAGATAATGATATATTTGTAGTGTGGTTAGCTAAAGCTTTAGGCAATACAAAGGGAATATTTATTACAAATAAAATGGATAAAAAGTTATATGAAATTACATATAATGGACAAAAAAATGAAATGTATTTAGATGCTTATATAAAAGAAAAAAATATATTAATAAAAAATGATGAATTTTAATTAAAAGAGTTGAGTAAAATGTATTCGCGTTGAGTAGCGTTGAGTAAGAGTTGAGTAGAAAGGAAGGAAAAAAATGAGATTAGATGAATTTATTAATCATGTTATATCTATAGATGGTATAGATAATGATGGATACTATGGTAAACAATGTATGGACTTATATAATTATTACTGTAGAATGGTACTTGGTACACAAAAAGGAGAAACAGGTTGTGCGAGAGCAAAAGATATTGTAACTACTGAAGATAATACAAGGTTTTTTATAGTATATAAGAATACACCTGATTTTATACCAGAAAAAGGTGATGTATTTGTTATCACTGGTGGTAAATGGGGACATGTAGGAATAGTAACTGAAAGAGGTACACTACATGAATTTAAAACACTAGAACAAAATAGAAGAGGAGATAGAAAACTAACTAGAGAAGTTAGAGGTTATAAAGTTGATGGTGAATTATATTTCTTAAGACCTAAAAATCAAGAAAATATAAAAGAAATAGAACAAGCAAGTATTGAAGGAGGAGATGAAATGAGAATATATAGAAACGGAAGTACAATAGAACCAGTATATGGAACTAGTGCATGTAAAGAGGAAGATCAAATAGGGCATCTTAACAAATATGAAGAATGTGTTTGTGTAAAAGTAACAAATGGTGTTTACTTAGTTGAATATAAAGTCGATGGTAAAGATGAATATAAACCAGGTTATGTTAAATATCATGGATAGATTAAAGGGAGCAATAAAAAGCTCCCTTATTTTTTTGTGCTAGTTATCACTTATATTATCACCAAATTAAAATAAAATCTATATATATCAAGGAAAAATGAAGATTATAATATGGATAGTCGCACCAAGCAAATTATAGGAAGATTTAATAATATATGTAATAATATGTTATTAGGTCTTTTTTTCTATTTAAAATATGTAATAATACTGGAAATTCCATATTATATGTAATAACTTAATAATGAGAGCTTTTACTCTAAATATATTAATATTATATATGATAAGGAGAAAATTGAAATTGGGAAAAATAATAAAGAAAAATATGAAAAAGATAAGTATAATAACATTATTATTAATTATAACTATATGTCATTTAAATATAGTTATAACTATGGCTGCAGAGTCAGATTTAACTTTTACTCCAAAGCCAGAAAGTAATAATATACATTTAAAATGGACAGGACCACAAAATAGTTCATATAAGGTATATCAAAAAAAGCCAGGAACAACACATTTTGAAACAATTGGTCTTACAGATTTTAGTAATAATGCAACAGATGAAGAGGTTAAAGTATTAAATATTTATCCTTCAAGTAATGAGATTGTAAGCATACCTAATGTTCATGTTGTATATAAAGATGGACAAGTTGAAGATATACCTAAATCAGCATTATTAAAAGTATGGATGGAAGGCCGGAACAGTTACAGAAGGAAGTAATACAAAAAACTTTGAAGCATATGGTAAAAATCCAAATACTCGGAAGACAGATAATTAAAGTAACACATGTATCAACAAGAGAATTTGAAAATAATCCAAATATGATATGGAATTATGATGTTATGATGCATGGAACATGGGATGGAAATGCAAGAGATAAGATAAATAACAATGGAATAAGTGTTATAGAAGAATATATAAAAAAGGGTAGAGGTGTTCTTACAGGCCATGATTCTATTGGTGATGTTTATGGAACTAAAGTAGGAATGGGTAGAATAAGAAATTATTTTAATATAAAAGTTCGGAAACTATGGAGTTGTATATGGTGATATGGCACATATAAATAATGGTTATGACTTTGAAGCATCATGGGCATTTGGATCTGATAAAGTTAAGATAAATAAAAAAGGATTTTTAACGCAATTTCCATGGAATTTAGGACCTGTTCGGTACAGTGTTAAATATTCCATTTTCACATACAATGGCAAATGTTGCACTTCGGAAATACATGGATGGAATTTATAGATACTGAAAAATATGAATTTGATTCAGGATGGCAAAAAGAGGTTAATTTTGATAAACTACCAAAAACACCAGAATATAATTATAAGTATTATCTAACAACATGGAATAATACAGCAATGATACAAACAGGAAATAGTAATGGAGAATCAACAGAAGATGAAAGAAAAGTACTTGCAAATACATTATTTTACTTAAAACAATTAACAAAAAAGACAGAAGTATTAGATAATTCAGCAAGAGATATAGCAGATCCCAATAAGGTAAATAATGTTAACCTCATAATGAATAAAGATGGAACTAGTACAATTAAATTTAATAGACCAGAAGATAATCGGAAGTACATATGA